ATGCTGGAATCGCCGGTGAAGGAGATAGCCGACCAAGCGGGAAGCAGTCGGCGGAAAGGGGCAAACGAGATGGACGGTTTTATGGATTTACAGCTTTTCAATGATGCCGGGGAGGAGGCCGGAGCAACCGTGGAGGACTCCGGCGCCGATGGGCCGGTGGAGAAGGTAGCGCTGGACGAGAACGGCGAGGTGCGGGTTTTCCGCGAGGAGCCGGAGCCTGCCGCTGAGGGAGAGGACGAAGGCATTCGCGAGGAAAGCGGCGAGCAAGCGTTTTACTCTCCCGAGGAGGTGCGGACGACGGATTTCGCAAAGCTGGATCCGGGGCGGATTCCGCGGGAGCTATTGCCGTGGTACAAGTCGATGCAGGCGGGGTTTACGCGGAAGACGCAGGAGCTGGCGGCGGAAAAGCGGGCGGTGCGGGAGGTTTTGGAGCAAGTCAGAGGTGGCACTCCGCCGGCCGCTACGGAGGACGCGCACAAGGCTTATGTCCGGCAGGTGGCTGAGGCCGCGCGGGGGCAGGTGGAACGGTATTTCAACGAGGGTTATGACACATTCAACCCTGCCCACCAGACGGCGATGGCGCTGGCGGTGCAGCAGATTTATGCCGATGTGGCCCGCGCGGCGGGCCAGCAGGAGGCGCTGCTGGGGCTGGAGGCGGAGCTGAAGGCGCAGGAGACAAACTACGAGGCGATCTACGAATACGCCAAGGCGAAGGTGGCAGAGCTGCCGTATGCGGATTACGCACGGCTGCAGGAGGCTTTTGCCAGCGGGGATGTGAGGACGCTGAGGATGTATTTCGAAGCGGCCCGTCGCGGCTTTTACGCCGAGCGCCAGGGGGTGCGGAGGGGAGAGCGGAACGCGCCGGCGGCACCCCGTCTTGAGGGGGCCGGCGGCGGGGCGGCAGAGGGGAAGGAGCCGCCGAATTTCGCGGAGCTGGGCCGGCTGAAGAATTTTGACGATAAGCTGGCCTGGCTGCGCAGGCACAATATTAAACCTTAAGGAGTGAAGATTTTATGGCGAGCCGTTCCTGGGAAGTAATTGGGTCGGTGGACGACCTCACGTCGGTGATTACTAATATTTCGCCGAGCGCGACGCCGCTGTTTTCGAAATTTAGCCGGGTGTCGGTGACGAATACGACTCACGGGGCGCTGACGGATGTGCTGCCGGCGCCGCAGATTCCGACGATTGCGGAGGGGGCGGATTTTACGACGACTGCGGCTGTAGCCCGCGGCCGGCTGGACAACTATACGCAGATTTTCGACCGCGGTTACTGGGTGACGGATACCGATGAGGCGGTGCTGAAGAAGGGGGTAAAGTCGGAAATCGAGTACCAGATGGGGATAGCGATGAAGGCGTTGGCGCTGGATGTCGAACTGGCGATCGTGACGTCGGCGACGGGCCAGAGGCAAGATGGCTCGAATGCCGGTAAGATGGGCGGTATCCCGTATTTCAACACGGTGAATGCTACGAACCTGGCCGGCGTTTTGACGGAGACGGCGTTCAACGACGCTATTCAGGCGGCCTGGGCGAAGGGCGGGGTGCCGGAGTTGGCGGTGGTGTCGGGCAAGAACAAGCGGACGGTTTCGGGGTTCACGGCGGGGGCGCAGAAGACGCGGGACCAGAAGGAAAAGAAGGCGGTGAATGTGATAGATATCTACCAGTCGGATTTCGGCGAGGTGACGCTGCTGGCCCACCGGCTGCAGGTGGACGGGCGCGTCGATATCATCGAGCCGCAGCATTTCCGGATGGGCTTCCTGGTGCCGTTCAAACGGGTGGATCTGCCGAAGAAGGGGCACAAAATCGAGAAGGTGATTACCGGCCAGTGCACGCTGGAGTGCCGGGCGAAGGACGCCCACTCCTGTATTACGGGGATTGTCTGATGGAAGCGGGGCTGTGCCCCGCTTGCGGCTAGGAGGAGAAAGATGCTTTTACGGCAGGAACTGAAGGTGGACGGGGATAAGGTGTGGCTGCGGAATGTGGCCGACGACGAGGGGGCGGCGAAGGCGGCTCACGAGCGTCGGCGGGAGCTGGCGCTGGCGGGCAACGCAAGGGGATTATCGGCGGAGGGGACGCTGCAGCATGTAGCGATGATTCCGGAAGAGGTGTATCATTTCGATCCGCTGTGCCGCGAATACCAACGCCTGCGCGCGGCCAAGAACCCGGAGGAGGCCAGACGGGTGCTGAGGCTTTTTCTCGGCCTTAATCCGCAGTACCGCTGCTCGGAGGCGAAGCTGTAGGGGTGAGCGGTACGGAGCTTGCCAGGTAAGGGGGTGGGGAGATGAAACGTCGCCGCTAGTTGATGCGTTGAGGGGGCAGCCGAGAAGGCTGCCCCGAATTATTCGCAGGGGGTGGTGGGCCGGGTGAACGGTAAGGAGGTTATGGATCATGCCGCCAATATTCTGCGGCGGCAGGATCTGGACAGAAATTTGCTGCTGCTGTTTATCAACACGGCACGGCGGGCGATTTTGCGGGATAAGCCGGTCAGGCGCTTTTTGTCGTACCGCCAAGACTTGCCGGTGGTGAGCGGTCTGATCGACGCGGGCGCCAGCAGGATTAAGAGCGCTCATGTTGTTGAGTGGTTCAGGGACAATGGTGACGGGACGACGGTAAAGGTATATCTGGCGAAGCTGTTTTCTTATCGCCAAGCGATGGAGTTGTTCGGGTCGTTGATGAGTATCGGCGAACCTCAGGCCTTTTTGGAGATGGGGACTGATATCCGTATCCTGCCGGCACCAATTCCCGGTTCCGGGCAGATCAACGTTTATGGGGAGTTTTGGCCGGAAGATTTGTCGGATTCGCCGGTTTCTTCAGATGTCACAACGGTTGAGATGCCTGAGGCGCTCATTTACCTGGGGGCGGCGGAGTATTTCGATTTGCTGGGCGAGGCGCAGAAGGGACAGTATTGGCGACAGAAGGGACTGGCGATAGTGGAGAGTTATTTGGCCCAGATGCAGAAGATGGAGTTTGAGCATTACGATGTCTGGAAAAGGCGTCCTTTTGGCAAAGGCTCCAGGAAGACCCGTGCGGTTAATTACAGCGGCTTTACCCTGGAGGACTTGGATATGGGCGAATGGACGTGAGGCGGCGAGTGTGGGCTGGCTGCGAGCTGCGCGAGTGAAGATGCGAATGGGAGAAGGATAGTGATGAGCCAAATCAGGTTTCAGGTACGGCGCGGTCGCAAGATTAACCTTCCGGATCTGATGGAAGGTGAACTGGGGTTTACGACCGACACGCACGAGCTTTTTATCGGCACCGAGACGGCGACCAATGTCCAGGTGGGTACCTCGGGGGAAATCGATACGAAGGTTGCTACCGCCCAGTCTGCGGCAGCAGCAGATGCCACATCGAAGGCGAACGCGGCCCAGGCTGCTGCAGCGGCGGATGCGACGGCAAAAACGAACGCCGCGCAAGCTGCTGCGGAGGTAACGGCGGCGGCGGATGCGACAGCTAAGGTGGCCGCGCACGAGGCGGCGGCTACGGCCCACAACGTTTCGCAGGTGACCGACGCAGTTTCGACGACCTATCTATCGATCAACTACTATGACAAGACGGCCGGTGATTCCCGCTACATGCCCGCAGGTATGTCGCCGGTGGTCGCGGCTATAATCTTCGGGGGGTGAGCGTATGGCTGAAGTGCTCGGCACTTGGGGCCAGCGGGTTCTCGACGGGACCCTGCAAACGGTTTATACCGTGGAGGCGGGCCACACCTTCGTTGTAAAAACTATCGCCCTGTGTAACGTCAGCACGACCAGCATCCCGACCGTCTCCATATACTTCGTCGCCAGCGGCGGCACCGCAGGGGATGCGAACGTGGTGGTCAAGGATAAGGCTGTCATCACGACCGAAACCATCTTTCTCAACACCGATATGTACCTCCAGGCCGGGTTTACCATCCAGGTCCAGGCGAGCGCGGCGGGTGTCCTAAACTGCCAGGTATCGGGGGTCGATATGTCGTGAGCCGAACCGCCGTTATAAACAACAAGTTTATCCCTAGCGACTTTCTGCCGATCGGCTTCCTTGGGTATTTGCCGTACTCGGCGGTCCCGGCTGGCTGGCTGGTCTGTGACGGCACGGTCTACAACATTGCCGATTACCCGGAACTTGCGGCCAAGCTCGGCAGTACATATGGCGGCGACGGGGTGACGACATTCGCGGTGCCGGACGACCGGGGGCTTTTCCGCAGGGGCTTGGACCTGGGCAGGGGGTATGATGCAGGGCGGGCATTGGGGAGCGAGCAGGGGGACATGGTGGGGCCGCATGACCATGCGGAAAAAGTGGCTTTAAATTCCACTGGCGGCTCGCTGACTTGGACGGCCGCAGCCGCAACCTCTGGCGCTAGTGGCACGGCGACGAGCACCATAACAACGGTGCAAAACTCAGGCACAGAGACTCGCCCCAAGAATAGGGCCTATGTCCCCATTATCAAGGCCAAGAACATCTATTACGACATGACGGTCCAGGGCGGCAACGCGGCGAGTCTGGGCGGCAATCCGGTCAGCTACTATGCCCCCAACTCCCTGGCTGCGAAGTACACCGATTTTACTGGGACTTTCGCGACGAACGGCTACCGGAGATTGCCGGACGGGACGATTATCCAGTGGGGATACGATAGCTCGTCGAGTAGTCCGTCCGCCATCACTTTCCCGGTGGCTTTCACTTATGCGGTGTATTCCGTATCCCTGGTGCCAGTAGCTAGTAACCCCTACTACTGCTCAGTATCGCAACTCAACCTAACAACCTTCACTATTATAAAGTCAACCAGCTTCACCGATTACTGGTTTGCCATCGGCAAATAGGAGGACAACATGAAGTACATCCACTACAACGAAAACAAGGTCCTTGGGTTCTACGACCCGGAAATCCACCAGAGCATCCCGGAGCCGAACTTCGCCATTACGGATGATGTCTGGATGGCGTATCTTTGGGACCAAGGCTCTTATCGGGTCGAGGGCGGAGCGCTCGTCTATGCTCCCATTGTTCCTACGGCGGAGGAAGTCCAGGCGCAGCAACTGGCGGCGCTCAACGCCGAATATGAGCTGCGGCGTCGGCAACTCTGGGACTATCTGAACCTGGCGGTGAACTACTGGCAGGATGCCACATATGCCGCCGAAATACGGGCCGAACTCAATTCACTTGAAGAAGAATACAACGAAAAGGCAGGTGAAATCATCAATGGCGAGTGAGGCGTTGGCGGTCAGAAGGCGCTGCCCGAGACATGGGGCGCTACAGGTCTACGACTACGACAGGGGCGTGTGGAAGTGCCCGGTTACCGGGTGTTTCTACGCTATCCCAGGCAACCCGCCCCAAGAGACACCCGAAGCGTAGCGTAAAAAAGGGGTTGCCAACCGCAACCCCTCTCCTTTAAGGGGGAGGACACATGTCAAAACTGGTTTCGACGCACAGCACGATAATCTATGATTTTTGTCCTATAGGGGCGATTATCGCCTTTCCTGTAGCGGCCATACCTGCGGGCTGGTTGGAGTGCAACGGCCAAGCAATCAGTAGGACGACCTTTACTGACCTGTTCGGCTTTATCGGCACGACTTACGGGGCCGGTGACGGTTCGACGACCTTCAATCTCCCGGACTACCGTGGTGTTTTCCTCCGAGGGAACGATAATGGTAGGGGATATGATGCGGGCCGGGCATTGGGAAGCGAGCAGGGGGACGAGTTTAAAAGTCACAAGCATGCGTTTGGCCCTTATGTTCCTGTCTTGACAACCGGCTCTAGCGGGTATAGCTTTAACGCTGGTTCTAGTTACATGGATACCGGTCTTACGGGTGGCACTGAGACTCGCCCCAAGAACGTGTCGGTAGTGTTCTGTGTTAAGGCCACCATGGCGATGGCCAAGAGCGCTTCCACCGTTTCCACCTTCGCGTCCCTGACGCACAACACCCACCAGGGCGAGGCGGCGAGCCTTGCGGCCAACGGATACAAGAAGTTCGCGGACGGGACGATTATTCAGTGGGGATATATAAGCGGTGCATCCAATCCTAACGCCGTAATCTTCCCGGTCGCCTTCTCTGCTGAGTGCTACGGGGTGTATATGGCAACAAAGGTTTCGGCGAAGGTCTACGTGAGTGCCGGTCCTACCGCAACTGGATTCACAAGCACATCCGATTCTAGCTCCACCCCGATTTATTGGCAGGCAGTAGGGAGGTGAGGAAGTGTCCGGGGTAGCTTCGACGATTCACGATTCCGGCAGGGTGTACCTGTTCGACAGGAACGCCCTGCCGAAAAACTTTATCGAGTCCGGGATGAAGCTGACGACTGACGGGCTGGCGGCCATCGTCGGCACCGGCTCGTGCGACATCGGCGGCAAGTACCATGAACTGACCGAGGCGACCAGCATCGCCATGCCGCAACGGATGACCTGCCTGTTGTATGCCGCCAAGAGCGACATCGTGGATACGCCAACGCTCGGCTATGTCCAGGCCGCTTTCCCCGTCGCCGACGCCAACACGGTATGTCGGTGGATTATTGACGGCAACGCCACCATCGCCAGCACGGTCGGGACTAATGACCTGGCCAAGACCGGCACGGTGACCCAGGTCGACGGCTGGATAGGCTACGGCGGACGGGGCGACGGCAGCACCGGGTACTACGCAAGCGCCAACACCACCGGGATACCAACTTATGCCCAGGACTTTCACCTGCGGCTGCTGTTCACATACGCCTACGGTTCGGGTGCGCGGGCGCTTTATGGCGATGGCATAAGGACAATCGCCTTCAACGCTGGTAACAACATCAGCGTCTGGAATAATCCCGGGTCTTTGACGGATACTGGGTTAACCTGCGAGGAGGGCAAAACCTATATCCTCGACTTCTACAGCAAAAACGGCAGCGGCGACTTGTTCGTCAGTGGCAACAAGGTTTATAGTGGCCAGAGCGCTTATACCGCTGGCACCCTTGTCGCGCCTCGGATTTTCGCCTACCACGATGGCAGCAATAAGTCGACTAATACCATCCACTACGTCGAAATAAAAAATACTCAGCCCACCTCCGCCCAGATAGCAGCAGCCAGTAATACCACACTGCTGCCGTGCCGGTACTACACGAGCGAGACAGCCAACACTTATACCGATGTTCGGGCGGTGCTCCCCGTCGACACGATAAGCCTCGGAAGGATAAGGACAAGCTCGACGGCTATCACCGAGGCCAGGATGGAGTACCGGGATGGGAGACGCGAGGGAGCCTGGGGCGGTAACCGCAGGGTGTTCTTGGGGTGGCAGGCGTTTAGTGGCGCGGCCACATTAGGCTGGGAAAACCCGTTCGGGACCAGGAAGGTCAACACTCGATTCGTCTGGGCGCAAGATGCCAGCGGAACAAATGAGCAAGTTGCCGATGGCGTCTGGAGCGCAGGTTCCACCTATTACGGGATACAGGAGGTTGCAACTGCGGCACAACGGTTGCGCGCGTCAACTCAGTCGGGAGGCGTATGCTACTTTGGGGGTGCATGGAAAACCTCCGGCTATATCGGCTGCTATGCCGAGGTCATGGAATAAGGCTGGTCATTTGGGACCGGCCTCAGTATTTGAGGGGGTGAATGTATGGCTTTTACTGAAATCATCGAAACCACGCCGCTCGGGACCGACAAAGGCCAGATTCTCGACGAGAATATCCGGGCGTTCAAGAGCGCGGTGGCGAGAAATTTGGAGCAAATTTCCGGCTACCCGGACAGCACGGCGCTTGTCACTCAAAGCTGGTCAACGGCAGGCAGGCCAACCTCCGGCTTGGCGGCCGGGCTGTTCGGCTGGAACACGGACACTAACTCCTGGGACAAGTATAACGGGTCAGCTTGGGAGACTATCGGCGGAATCCTTGCGGCCTGGACAGTGGCCGGAAGGCCGTCCGCGCCGTTCGCCGGACAGTTCGGCTACAACACCGAATTGAGTGTCGTCGAGCGGTACAGCGGCTCGGCCTGGGTACGGGTGTCCGGCGGGCGCAGGGGCGACGTAAAGATGTGGTCCGGCGCGGCATCCGATATTGAGACGGGGTGGGTATTGTGCGACGGAGTGCTACGCAATCATCCTGAAGGTGGGACATACACTCCTCCCGATCTGCGCGACAGGTTCATCGTGGGCGCTGGCAACGGCTACGCGGTGGGGGCGACTGGCGGCGAGGCCACGCACACGCTGACTATCGCAGAGATGCCGAGCCACTATCATACTCAATATCACCCTCTCCCCAACACCTCATACTATCCTAGTCCAGGGGGCGACCAGGGCATGGGGTATGAAACCCCCACTCCTACGTCTACTGTCGGCGGCGATGCGACCCATGAAAACCGCCCGCCCTACTACGCACTCTGTTATCTCTATAAACTGTAGGTGATGACATGGAACAGAAGGTCATCATGGCCCCGGATGCGGGTATCACCAAATATCTCCCGAGCCATCTCATCGACGACCGGGCCTGGACGGACGGAAACAATGTCCAGTTCGGGGCCGGATTCGTAAAGAAGGCCGATGGCTGGACGCCGTTCCTGCCGACCCGCAGCGCCTGGACCGCGAGCACCGCTTACACCACAAGCTCATACGTTGTGCCGACCAGCATGACGACGAACAAGCATGTCTACCGCTGCACAGTGGCGGGGACATCGGGCGGGAGCGAGCCGACGTGGCCGACGACGGGCGGCGGGACGGTGGTCGACGGAGAAGTGACCTGGACTGAGGTCGGGGTCACCGCCCTAACCGGCACCATCCAGGCTATCGACAACTACTACCGGCGGGACGGCTTCAACTGGCTGATACTCGTGACGACGCGCCGGGCCTACTATTACGATAACGAGGCGCAGACGTTCGTCGATATCACCGGGGCAACCGACCTTACAGGTGACGACGACCATCCGGTGAGCACTGAGAACGCCCAGGACTATTTCGTTTTTACGAACGGAGTTGACACAATCAAATATTGGGACGGCAGTGGAAACATCGCCGACCTCCCCGGCCTGACCGACTGCGAACCTGGCCCGGAGGGCGATGCGGTGAATTCGGTGCGCGCGAAGTGTTTGCTTTACTGGAACAACTTTCTCATCCTGGGCGACACGACCGAGAATAGCTACCGGAAGCCGCAGCGTATCCGCTGGTCGGCTTTGGGCGATATAACGACCTGGAAGAACGACGCGGACGGCTACGGCGAGGCCGGGGCCGCCGACCTGTCGGAAGGTGTCGACTGGGTGCAAGCGCTCCGCCCGCTCGGGAGCTATCTTGTCGTATACAAGGAGCGCTCCATCCAGGTTCTCTCGTATGTCGGCGGTGAACAGATATGGGACAAGAGGCCCGCAATAATCGGCACCGGCCTCCTGGCCCCCCACGCACTGTGCGACCTTGGCGACGAGCATCTTTTTGTCGGGCCGGACAACTTTTACTCTTTCGATGGGATTGAGCCAAAGATAGCGGGCGATGCTGTTGCGAAAGAATTCTTCCGTTTACTGGTGCCGAGCAAGTCCGGCTGGACAACGAGTTTTTTCATCGAGGAGGTTCCGGAGGCGTGGTTTACGTTCGTATCCATCGACAGCACGAGCGGCTACCACGACCGGGCGGTCGTCTATAACTCGGATACCAAGGCATGGTCGTGGCGCGACGCCCCGATGCTGGCCTACGGTTATTTCTATAAGCGCAGCGACATGACTATCGACTCAATGGAGTTCACCATTGACGAGTGGGTAGCGCAAATCGACAGCAGCACGAGCCTCGAAAACGCCCCGGTCAATATCGCCGGTGATGTGAACGGCATTATCCATGAACTCGGAGGAGCATCCTTCGCTGGTGGCGATATTGTTAGCTCCCTCACGTCAAAACTGTTCGACCTTGGCGACCCCGGCCACATCAAACGGCTGCTCAGGATTCAGTTTATGATTTCCCGCGAGGGCGAGGAGAGAGTCTTACCAGTCTACGTAATTACTTGCGGGAATGTTGAAGATGATATTGATGAGTACGGCCCTTACAATATGAACCTCAATAAAACTTATCCGCCCTGGGTTGACCTTGATCTGTCGGCCCGTTACTTTGCCATCAGGCTTGGCACAGAAAAGAAAAACGAACCCTTCAAGCTGACCGGGCTTATCTTCTACTACGAAGTAAGAGGTGAGGCGTAGTGAGTATCAAATATCTGCCCAGGACGCCTCGCCTCCCAAACTCGATCGAGGACAGCGGCTCGTTCGTAAAGGCCCTATACAACATCCTTCTGGAAACCAGCACTACCGTTAACGCGATTCTCGACAGCTTCCTGGCTGCCGGATGGACGGCTCCACCCCTGCACAATAACTGGGTCAATTACGGCGACCCATACGCACCTGCGGGGTATATGCTCGACGCTTCCGGATTCGTGCATTTCAAGGGGGCAGTCAAGGATGGGACGGCAGGGATGATCTTTGTACTGCCAGCCGGATACCGCCCCGTTCACCACGCTGTTATGACCGGGATGAGTGCAAGCTATACGGCCTGCCGTGTTGATGTGGCAACGGACGGGACGGTGACGGCCCACGGCTACAACAACGCTTTTGTATCGCTGGACGGAATTAACTTTAAGGCGGCGACATGATGGAACTTGACGCAATGATCGGCGATTTTATCAAACGGGGCAAGCTCCGCTATACGAGAGAGCAAATCAAGGAAACGATGGCCGCCGGACTTACGCTGGTACTTGACGACGGGTTCCTGGTGCTTGACGTTTTTCAGGACGAGTGCCATGTTCTCCACATGTATATCCGTCCAGGAGCAAAGCTTTTGCCGCTGTTCGAATACGTGGCCGAAAGCGTGGCCCGTCGCTTCGGATGCCGGGTAATCAGGTTCATCAGCCGGAGAAAGCCGGCGGCGATTACGAGGCTGAGGCCGGGTTACCGGCCTTGCGCTATTTTGTATGAAAAGGAGTTGAGCTATTAATGGGTGGAGGAACTGCTTCCCAGACTTCGACGGTGCAGCCGTTTTCTGGCGAATATAAACAGTGGGTTTATCCTGTGAAGGATAAGGTTTTTAATAATCTTCAGAACCCGGCGCCGAAATATACCGGGACGCTGAGCTATCCCACGAATGCTAACCAGCAGTACGCGTTCAACCAGTACCGCCAGGCGGCGGACAGTCAACTGCTTAACGACACTATCGGCGGTAAGTATCTTAACCCTGAGACAAACCCATATTTGCAGCAGAATTTCAATCTGGCGTCGCAGAGCCTGGATCGCGATCTTAACAAAACATACGACGCTCTCAATTCGCAGTTTAACCGCAGCGGGCTGTACGATTCGAGCGCCAGGTACAACGCTTTGAAGCGGCAGACGGATAAGATTGCGGAGCAGAAAACAAATCTGGCGACGCAAGTATTCAGTGATAACTATAACCAGGAACGGGGTTATCAGCTCCAGGCGCTCGGGGCTCAGCAGCAGGCGCTCGGCAACCTTCTGAACGCCGGGAATGTCGAGCAGCAGATAGGTCAGAGCGCCTATGACCGGGATTACCGCGAATGGCTGCGGCAGATGGGCGTGGACGACTCGAATCTCGACCGAGCAATCAGTTTTTTGCAAACGGTTAAGAGCCCGCAGGAGAATCAGACGCAGAGCAAGAGTATGGGGAAGTAGTAACGAAGAGATGAGACGAACCCGGGCGGTAAAGCCCGTGTTCGTCATGTAGAGGAGGGGCGGTATGGGAGAGATGTACAAGCAGGTCGGGGGCTGGAAGGGGATACAGAAGGATATTCTTTTTCCGCTGGCGGAGTATCAGAAGAGTCAGGGGATGGATACGTCCTTCACGCGGCTTTATGACGCATACCGGAAGGTAGACCCCATATGGCGGAAACTGCATGAAGAAAAAGAGCCGCCGAGGGTCGGGATGGGAGATCTGCGAGTGTCGGAAGCGGGGAAAGGGAGCGGAGGCAATGTGTTTACAAGTTTGGGTCCCAGCAATGCACCCGGCATAGCAAGTTCCTTCCTGTCGAAGTCTGGGGAAGAACCTTTGTTCAGCCTAAACCAGCGGCAGCAAATGAAGTGGTCGCCGGCGGGGCAGGCTGAACCGAGAATCGGAAGTCTGCCGGTTTTCTTCAGTGACGAAAAACGGAATAATCCCGATTTGTTGCGTGGAGAAAGCAGGTATAGTCCGCCTTTCAACGGTATTCTGCCGCGGCCGGAGGGCGGTAAGCAGCCGTGGGAGATCAATATACCCAGGCCAACGTGGATGGATGTATTCGACACAATTATCGGAAGGGGCCGCAAGCAGTGACCGACAAAGTCGCCTCTAGTGGCGGCATCCTTTATGCCAATGAACAGGCCGGTGGATATGATACAGGGGCGAGGGGTTGGGACACCGGACTGGGTGGTGGAGTATTGCAGAGAGATAATTCGTCTGATGCGGCTAAAGGCTTAGATTGGGTTGGCGGTCAAGAGAAAGCTAATACACTTGGACAGTATGGTCTTCGTAGCGAAGATAAAATGCAATCTTATGCGATGACAAATCAGGATAATGGGATTAAACAAGCCGGTTTTCTGGAACCAGCGGCTAAGGTTGTAAAAGAGTGGTGGCTAGACGTAGACAAATTTGGTGACCGGGTTTATAAGACGGCTTTAACGCAAGGGAAGTCCGCAGAGCAGGCGGAAAGGGCGAGAAGCCAAGGCGATGAAGCATTATAGAGGTTATAAAATTATTGCTTTGACAGGCAGTCTAGTGGCTAGAAAAGTTATCAAAGGTCGGAAAGCGATGCTGCCGCGGCAACAGGGGTATTTGCTTCAACGGATGATATGATCAAAGATGATACGGAGGCTTGGGCGATTCGGACATGTGACGAGGAGGACGAGGAGCAGATGAATTCGATCGGGTTGCCTTAATCCAGGAGAGGAAAGTGTCCCTCTTTCGGAATTTTTCACAGACAAGAGGAAAGATATGGGCCTGTAGAGAATTTGTTTAGCCAAAATATTCCAATGGAGGATGACATGTCACAAAATTATGACCTAGTGTCGTTCTTTGTTTTATACTTTATTTTTGGGCCTTTAGGCTTTCTCGGCTATTTGATTCTCAAAACAACGGTCGGTTGGTACATGTGTTATCGATATCGTGCAATCATAACGCCGACCGGCATAAAATGGCTCAAGGACAAAGTGGAGGTTAATATAAGCGATATTGATATTATTAAGGTTGATTTTGAAGATAGTGTTTTTTCAACAAATTTCTTGAGTTTGCATCTGCCAGATACGAATAAAACTGTAAAAGCTTGTCTCGATGATCGCGAAATGGTTAAGCTGGCGGATACCAAATTAAATAAATGGGTTGTCAACGGAAGCTCACTGTCAATCGAACCAGGCGACTCTCTTGGTCCCTCTGCTTGTTACTCCGCTACTTCCGGAAAATACGATCTTGGGGCAAGATTATACAGTCCTGTTGTGATGCTGACAATAATATTCATTGTCTTTTTTGGCATTTTTATGCTTTTTGAAAAGCTACAACTTTTATTTGTACTAATTGCTGTTTTCATTGCTTTCTTCGGTCTGGAACGTTACAAAAGAGTATCCGCGATTCTTAATGGTCACAAATTATCGTTTAGGGATGAAAATGGACAACAGCATTGCATGGCTATTGAAGATATAAAAGATGTAGAAAATGGCCTTTTTTGCATAAAAGTAACCGGAACGGACGATAGGGTGTTCTTTTTCCCGCGGGCTTTTTACTTCTTGCCGGAATTAATTAGATGCTATGCGGGAATTACTTCAGAGCGGCGATAGTGTCATTGAATTGTTTGGTGGCGGAAGGTATTAAAGATTAATTTATACAAAAATGCCAGGGCAATAGCCTTGGCATTTTTGCTGACAAAGGAGGTGTGATAATGGGTGATCCAGTGACAATTGGCGCATGGCTGAAAGCGGCTAACGAGGCAAAAAAACTGGCCGATCCCCAGATTGAACTGTCGAAAAGCGGGTTGGCCAGGGAAGTGATGTCATCAGGAGGCGGGGCGGGCCGCCAGGAAAATCCGAATTTCGCGGCGATCAAGCAGGTGGGGAGCGGGGAGAACGCGCCCCATTTCAATTTTGTGCCGTTCCAGGATTGGTTCAGCACGCCGCGGAAGCGACGGTAGGAGGCCGAGAGATGAGCGAGGGCGATATTCAGGTGATTCTGGCGGAGCTTAAGAACATCAAGGACGATATGGCGGAGATTAAGGTGGATATCAAGGAGCGGTGCAAGAATTGCCTCAACACGGCGGTGATGGAGGAGCGGGTCGGGAACCAGTGGCGGCATATCGCGTCACTGTGGGCGGTGATCGTGTTCTTATGCGGGACGGTGGGGGGAACTGTGCTGAACCGGCTGATGGGGAGGTAAGGGATATGAGGAGAGACGTGAAGAGATTTTTCGTCGGCCTGCTGTACGAGAACAATGAGCCGAGTCTGACACGGGTGTTGTTGGCCGCGTCCTTTTTATTGGTGGTCGCGGCGATGGTTTATGACTGGGTACATGGCTGGCCGCCTTTCCTGGATTTCGCCAAGCAGGTGTTGACGCTCATCCTGGGGGCTAAAACGGCGGACAAGGTGGCGACGTATATCACAAATTCGGTGAAAAACAGCCCGCCGGGGGAGGCGCCGAGAGTGCCGAAGAATCCCGAAGGCGGATGCTAAGCAAAGGGGTCAGGGACGTGAGCAGTAATACTTTGCAGTGTTTTTCCTGGCGGGCGGTGGCGCTCGCTTTTTTAGTCGGCGCGGTTATCGGTGGGGCGGGGGCGGTTTGGCTGTGTCCTCAAGCGTCAGCCGTCGCGGAAAAGGCCGCCGTACCGATGGAGGTGCAGGCAGCGATCGGGATGGCGAAGGAGATCGTTTATGTGCCCAGGGAAGCGGGCGAAAAGACAGATGTCCAGATAGAAGCGGCCAAGCCCGTGGTGATGGTGACGGTGAACGGCAAGGAGACGGAGTTTAAAACGCTGGCAGACGAAAAACAGAAGTTCGAGAAGGGGAAGCTGGTCATCACCGAGGAGACGCAACTGAAGCTGGAAATAAAAGCCCCGCCCCAGCCCCGTTACTCTCTTGGCGTGGGGTGGGGGACAAACGGCGCGGCGCTGATGGCCGGCGGACGACTGGGTGGAAGCCAGGCGGGGTGGTGGCTGTACGGCGACCGGCGGACGGCGGCGGCGGGCATAATGCTGCCGCTGGGACGGTGATCAGCGGGTGAACGCGTAATGTGGAAGAGGACAGCCGTTTAACACTATCTCTTTTACGCGGTTTGATTCATCAACTTCAAACGAAAGATAGCTTGCCTCTCGAACTTCCCTGGGGAAATGGTATTCGAAAACATCCGGCTGGGCGTAGCCTCTCCCTCGTATATAGCCTCGCCCGTAAAGTTCAAATACCTTGCTCAGACTGTCGCCGACTCTTATACCTCTGGTAGTGCAAATCTATCGCTGCGGACCATGATGGTGTCCGGCCATTCCTTTGCGGATACACTTTCGAATGTATAGTCTGGATAGTAGAATGAGGATTCAAATTTTGGCGGCCCGAGCAACGATAGCACTTTTTCGCGGCCCATGTTTAGGTATAGTTCGTCGATCTTCAAGTCATCGGCAGTGAGGGGAAGATGGTCGAGGATTTCGAAGCGGCCCCAGTGGTGGTGCCGGAGGACATCGTAGCCCATACCGGACAACTTGTTCGGAAGAGGCGAATACAGCACTCCGTCATCGCCCAAGCGTCCGCCAAAACGGTAGTCCTTGCCGCGATATCTTAGGAATATTACGTTTTTCTCGGGGATGAAAGTATAATCGTCAGGCACGCCCAACGCTGCAGCAAGATATTTGAAAGGGACGGCAGAGTCATATTTCGTTATCATCACCTTTCCCTCCATGAGTATTTCCCGGCCATTAATAATGCAGATGTTGCTGTCGTGCCGGAAAACGGCGATAATCCGCTGCTTCGGGTGGCAGGCATCGGCAGGTACCTTGGCTTTCGGTTCCTTGTTCTCATAGCCGGGGGCGTATTTCGGAGGAGTATCTTGGGCCTTAGGGAGTGTTTGCGCTGCTGGTTGCTCGGGAGACGGACCGGGAATTTTTTCTATCTGTTTTTGCGTGGAACATCCGGCCAGCAATATTACCAATAATACTAGTAGCAAGACGCGGCTGAACATACTTCCTTTCACCCACCTACAGAGATTAATCTTCCGGCTTGTGCATGCTTTGACCGAGCCGGATTTCAT